GTTAGAAAATGGCAGTAAGATATTGGCAGCTTCTACGTCTGCGAGTGCTGTCCGAGGTATGTCATTCAACATCCTCTTTCTCGACGAGTTCGCGTTTGTCCCAAATCACGTTGCTGACTCGTTCTTTGCATCTGTTTATCCTACTATTACTTCTGGTAAAAACACTAAAGTAATCATTGTATCTACGCCACATGGTATGAACCACTTCTACCGTATGTGGCACGATGCAGAAAAGCAGAAGAATGAATATATTCCCACAGATGTTCACTGGTCAGAAGTTCCAGGAAGAGACGAAAAGTGGAAAGAAACTACAATTTCTAACACATCTGAACAACAGTTCAAAGTTGAGTTTGAATGCGAATTTCTTGGATCCGTTGATACTCTGATTGCACCCAGCAAATTAAGAACTTTAGTATATGACAATCCAATCCAAAAGAATGCTGGATTAGATGTTTATGAACCATCAAAAGAAAAACATGACTATGTAATGACTGTTGACGTTGCTAGAGGAGTTGGAGAAGACTACTCTGCATTTGTTGTGGTTGATATTACAGAGTTTCCTCATAGGATCGTAGCAAAGTATAGAAACAATGATATCAAACCGATGCTGTTTCCTAATATCATCTATGAGGTAGCAAAGAGTTATAATAGTGCATATATTTTGTGTGAAGTAAATGATATTGGAGATCAAGTTGCAAGTATTCTTCAGTATGATTTGGAGTATCAGAACCTGTTGATGTGTTCCATGAGGGGTAGAGCAGGTCAGATTGTTGGTCAAGGATTTTCTGGTAAAAAGACACAACTTGGTGTCAAAATGTCCAAGACCGTGAAGAAGGTTGGGTCTCTAAACCTCAAGACTTTGATTGAGGAAGACAAACTTATCTTTAATGATTATGAAATCATCTCAGAACTAACAACATTTATTTCAAAGCATAACTCATTTGAGGCAGAAGAGGGTTGTAATGATGACTTGGCAATGTGTCTTGTCATCTATGCTTGGTTGGTTCAGATGGACTACTTTAAAGAACTGACCGATCAGGATGTTCGTAAGAGATTATATGAAGAACAAAAGAATCAAATCGAACAAGACATGGCACCATTCGGATTTATGGATGATGGTTTAGATGATACTAGTTTCGTTGATGCTCAAGGAGATCGTTGGTCTAATGCTTCAGTTGGTGAGTATGGTGATATGTCATATATGTGGAACTATCAATAATGGACCTAGATGGACAAATCAAATTAGGACATTTACTCTTACAAGATAGGAAATGTAGGTCTTGTGGAGAGATAAAAAACTTAGTTGAAGATTTTTATAGAACTAGAAAAGATAGAGGTGCTGTAGCATCTTCTTACTCATATGAATGCAAAGAATGTACTATAAAGAGAATAATTGATAGTAAGAAATCCAATAATATGTGGGAATACCCAGATTGGTAGTTCACGTCATGTTTCCCCTGTGAAAACACAGGTTTTAATAAATATTTTCAGTAACATGAGACCACGGAGAACTAACACATGGCGACTCCTCAATTATCTCCTGGAGTACTGGTAAGGGAGGTTGACCTAACTGTAGGAAGATCTGATAATGTACTTGATAACATTGGTGCCATTGCTGGACCATTTGAAATTGGACCTGTAGAAGAAGTCACAAACATTGCTACTGAGCAAGACTTGATTAATGTCTTTGGCGAACCAAAAACAGCAGATGCTCAATATGAGTATTGGATGAGCGCATCATCTTACCTCTCATATGGTGGCGTCCTTAAGGTCATTAGAGCAGACGATGATGATCTTAAAACTGCCAATGCTGGTGTAGGTATCGCAAGCACAAGTCTTAAGATTAAGAACTACGATGATTATGTAAATAATGCATCAGCTACTTCCGTAAACTGGGTGTATGCTGCTAAGAACCCTGGTTCTTGGGCAAATAACTTGAAGGTTTGCTACATCGATGATTTTGCAGATCAAACCATCGGCATTACCACAACAAGTCTTTCAGATGCTGGTGCTACAGTTGGTGCAGGTATTACTGCAGCAATTACTGGAGTTCTTCCTGGATCTGGAACTACATCAGTCTTTACTGGTTATGTAAAAGGAATCATCACCGGTGTTTCTACCGCTGCTAGTGGAACAGAAAGCACGATCGATGTTAAGATCGTTTCTAGAGTTTCAACTGCAGGAACCACATCTGGTACTGAGACTCAGATCGATTATGCAGAAGGCGACGGATTAGCATCATTCGATACAAGCGATACTATTTACCTTGTAAACTCTTCAGGTATTAACACTGGTGGACTTGGATCTGCTGGCGTAACTCCTGCAACTGTAGTTGACTGGTATGATCAACAGACCTTAGGTCTCACCAACTCTACGGTTTACTGGAGTACAATCGCACCAAAACCTGGTACTAGTGTTTATGTTAGCGACAGACAAGGTAAAAACGATCAACTTCACATTGCGGTTGTTGATGATAATGGAGAGGTAACTGGAATCAAGGGTAATATCCTTGAGAAGCACGTTGATCTTTCTAAGGCAAGTGACGCTATTTCTAACGTCAACGCACCTCAAAAGGTCTACTATAAAGATTACCTCCGCGATCTTTCCGCAAATATCTATGCTGGAGCAGATCCTCTGGCAGCATCTGATGCAGTACATGGAACAACCCCCGCTGCTACAGGATTTACAGCATACACTGGTGTAGCATCTGCATCATTCGCTGCTGATAACGGTTCATCTAACCAGTCTGGTACAGTTGCACAAGATAAGCAATTCCTTGCTATTGGTAATGTAACTTACTCCTTAGTTGGTGGTAATGACTATCAGACTTCTGGTAGCGATGGATTCAAGGCAGACCTTGGAAAACTGATTACTGCTTACGGATTACTCTCTAACAAAGACGAAGTAGAAGCAGACTTCCTTCTTATGGGACCTGGTTGTGCTACGGAAGCAGAATCGCAAGCAAAAGCAAACTACATCATCTCTCTTGCGGAAGCAAGAAAAGATTGTATGGCTTGTATCGGTGCTCATAGAGACAATCTGGTTTCACCCGCTTCCACACCTGGTAGTGCTCTCCTAACCACAGAGCAACAGACAACGAATCTTCTTAGATACTTTGGTCCTCTGACATCTTCGTCTTACGCGACGTTCGATTCTGGATACAAGTACACCTTTGACAGATTCAATAACAGATTTGTCTATATTCCAACTAACGCTGATGTTGGTGGAATGATGGCAAGAACTGCACTTCAGGCATATCCTTGGTTCTCACCTGCTGGACAACAGCGTGGTGTACTGAACAATGCAATCAAACTTGCTTACAACCCAAGCAAGGCACAAAGAGACCGTCTCTATCCTAAGAGAATCAACTCCTTCATCACTTCACCTGGTGCTGGAACATTCCTCTTCGGTGATAAGACTGCTCTTGGTTATCAGTCTGCATTCGATAGAATCAATGTTCGCCGCTTGTTCCTCACGATTGAGCAAGCACTGGAAAGAGCAGCACAAGCTCAACTCTTTGAACTGAACGACGATCTTACCAGAGCGAACTTCAGAAACATTGTTGACCCATACCTACGTGATGTTCAAGCGAAGAGAGGACTCATTGATTATCTGGTTATTTGCGATGAAACAAATAACACTCCTGACGTGATTGACAATAATGAGTTCAGAGCAGACATCTTCCTGAAGCCTGCTAAGTCTATCAACTTCATCACCCTTACTTTCGTAGCAACGCGAACTGGCGTTTCTTTCTCGGAAGTAGCAGGTAGAGTTTGATCATTATTCATAAAATAACGGAGGATTTCTAAAAATGTCAACTTTACGCACACTTTCAAAATTCCACAGCAAACTGCAGGGTGGTGGTGCAAGACCCAATCTATTTGAAGTTCAAATTCCCACCCTGCCTGATGCTGCAACTAACTCAAATCCAAAAGCAGATTGGGGAACTGATATTCAGGAGAACTTCAGCATTCTTTGCAAGGCAGCAAACCTGCCTGCATCGAACATTGCTTCTATCGATGTTCCCTTCAGAGGTCGTACTCTGAAGGTTGCTGGAGACAGAACTATTGAGAACTGGACTGTTACCATTATTAATGATGAAGACTTTGGAATCAGAAATGCTATGGAAGCATGGATGAATGGTATTGCTAGACTTAGCAATAACACTGGAGCAACAAATCCAGAATCATATATGACTGATGCATATGTTTATCAACTTGGCAGAGGTTACTCTGGCGATAGACATAGTAAGAAGAACTCTGATACTGCCGATGGCGGTAAGGTCACTCCTCTGAAGTCATATAAGTTCATCGATATCTTCCCAGTTGCTGTTTCTTCAATCGATCTTTCTTATGATTCAAGTGATACGATTGAAGAGTTCACTGTAGAATTTGCAGTTCAAAGTTTTGAATCACTCTCTAGCGACCAAACTGGAGTTAATCTGAAGTAATAAATAGAACTACTACAGTTTAGAGTTTAATAATGTCCAAATTATTTGGATTCTCAATTGAGGATACTGAACCACTCTCACCGTCAGTTGTCTCCCCCGTTCCTCCTAACAATGAGGACGGGGTTGACCACTACATGAGCAGTGGTTTTTTTGGTTCTTATGTTGATATTGAAGGGGTATACCGCACTGAGTTTGATTTAATCAAAAGATATCGTGAAATGGCACTTCATCCTGAAACGGATAGTGCCATTGAAGATATTGTAAACGAAGCAATCGTTTCCGATTCTAACGATAGTCCTGTAGAAATTGAACTTTCAAATCTAAATGCCAGTGATGGCATCAAAACTAAAATTCGTAAAGAATTTAAGCACATCTTAGATTTATTGGACTTTGATAAAAAGGCACACGAAATTTACCGTAACTGGTATATTGATGGTCGTATTTATTATCATAAGATTATTGATTTAAAGAATCCTCAAGAAGGTATTCAAGAACTTCGTTATATTGACGCAATGAAAATGCGTTATGTAAGACAACAGAAGAAAAAGAAGAACGATGGTTCTTCTGTTGTACGACTGCAAAGTAATAATCCAATGGATTACGACTTTCCAGAAATCGAAGAATATTTCATCTACAATCCAAAGTCTGCTTATCCTACTGGCAACCCAATGCAAACGGGTGCAAGTCAAGGAATTAAGATTGCAAGAGATGCAGTCACCTATTGTACATCTGGTTTAGTAGATAGAAATAAGGGAACAACCCTTTCTTATCTCCATAAAGCAATCAAATCTATCAATCAACTTCGTATGATTGAAGATTCTTTGGTCATTTATCGTTTGTCCAGAGCACCAGAACGTAGAATTTTCTACATTGATGTCGGTAATCTGCCCAAGCAAAAGGCAGAACAATACTTGCGTGACGTTATGATGCGTTATCGCAACAAACTTGTATATGATGCAAACACTGGAGAGATTCGTGATGACAAAAAATACATGGCTATGCTGGAAGATTTCTGGTTGCCTAGAAGAGAAGGAGGACGTGGAACTGAGATTTCTACTCTTCCTGGAGGTCAAAACCTTGGTGAAATCACGGACATTGAGTATTTTAAGAAAAAGTTATACAGATCACTCAACGTCCCCCCATCTAGAATGGATGGAGAAGGAGGATTTAACTTGGGACGGTCTTCTGAGATTTTAAGAGATGAACTGAAGTTTACTAAGTTTGTTGGTCGTTTAAGAAAGAGATTCTCTAACATGTTTAATGACATGCTGAGAACTCAATTACTTCTTAAAAATATCATTACTCCAGAAGACTGGGAGATGATGAGTGAGCATATTCAGTATGACTTCCTTTATGATAATCATTTCTCAGAACTTAAAGAAGCAGAACTTCTCAATGAAAGACTGTCTTTAGCTGCAACTGCAGAACCTTACGTTGGTAAGTATTACTCTCAAGATTACGTTCGTCGTAAAATCCTGCGTCAAACCGACATGGAAATTCTTGAGCAAGATAAATTGATTGAAGCAGAAATAGAAGCAGGAATTATTCCAGATCCAGCAACCATCGGTCCAGATGGTCAACCCTTACCACCAGATGCAGGGGCAGATGCAGCAGGAATGGACCTTGGAGCACCAGTTATGGAACCAGAGATTGATGCTTCTGCTGCTGAACCTATTGAACTACCCAAGGGTGGGGAGATATAAATATATCTAGTTGTTTACTATACAATTTCTAATGGATGACGTTTTAGATATGATGATTGCTGATGAGTCACCATCTCAAATCAGTGATGCTATCAAAGATATTTTGTATTCTAAATCTGCGGAAAGAGTTGATGCTTTTCGTCCGTTTGTAGCAAATAGTCTGTTCTCTGGTGAAGATCAGATTGAAGTTGAATCAGAAGTTGAATCAGAGGAAGAATAAATAGAAAATAAAGTCCTATCAGAGTATCATAATGGCGCTAGCATCTACAGAAGTTACAACAAGTGCATATGTCAAGATTGGTGATAACGTAAGTACAATTACCTTTCAATGCCAAAGTAACAACCCAATTGTAGTTAACTTTACTGCTTCCGATTCTGCTCCAACAGCAACAGATCCTGGATTAGTTTATAAAACATTTGAAGGTGAAATGAAAAAAACAGTGACAGATTTAAGTCATGTCAGCAGTGCTGCATATGTCTGGGCAAGAGCACTTACTGGAGGAACGGCAACAGTAATTTATGAAGGTGCTTGATAATGTCTGGAAAGAATCCTTTTCTTGGATTGGGACTTGGTAGTCCATTTTTATCTTTTTCAAGAGCAGTTATTAGCGGATTAATAAATTGTGATGATCTTCCAGCAGGTCAATATCTAGATCTAACTTCAGTAAAAACTTTCAATATTACAAACGAAGAAACAACACCAAGAGGTGTTTTTGTTGGTGATGATGGAAATAAAATGTTCACTACTGGAACTCAAGGTGATGGTGTAGATCAATATACGCTTTCAACTGCATGGGATCCATCAACAGCAACATTTGATAAATTCCTCAACGTAACTCAGGTTCCTACGGCAGAAGATTTGTTTTTTAGTTCTGATGGAACGAAAGTATATGTACTCGATGATTTTTTTGATCGAGTAAATATGTTTAATTTGACCACTCCATGGGATTTAACTAGTACAAATTATAATGCTCAATATTTTGCTTTGGGAACCAATAGTAGTGTTCTGAGTCCGACTGGACTTACATTCAGTTCTGATGGAGTTTATATGTATGTTCTATCATCATATTTGAGATATATGAATAGATACACATTATCAACTCCTTGGGATGTAACAACTGCAGGAAGTAGACAACAAAGTCAATTCTTCTCAAGTCAAATTACAAATACTGGACAATCTACTGGAATTGCAATTAATAATGATGGAACAAGATTTGTTATTATCCATGCTCAAGGTCATGAAATGGAAGAGTATACATTTGGAACTGCATATGATGTTACAGGAACAGTTACACATGTTGGATCTTTAAGATTGTCAGCTAGTGATACTTTCCCAACTGGATGTTGTTGGGGTAATAATGGGCAATATTTTTATGCTATTGGATCTTCTCCAGATCTTGTTTACAGATTTGAAACTTGTTCAGGTGGAGCATACAAAATCCTTGGTAGACCTTAATTTATAAATAATAAATAAAGTCACGTTTTCACGATGAAACTAATCAGAGAAGAAATAGAATCAGTAGAATTTCTTGTCGAACAAAAGAACGGCAAGAAATCTATGTATATTGAAGGAGTTTTCCTTCAAGGAAACATCAAGAACCGTAATGGTCGTATGTATCCCATGGAGACTCTTCGCCGTGAAGTTGGAAGATATAATGAAAACCATGTTCAGGCAGGTAGAGCACTTGGCGAACTTGGTCACCCTGACGGTCCTACCGTTAATCTCGATAGAGTTTCCCACAAGATTGTCTCTTTGAGAGAGTCTGGTTCTAACTTCATTGGTAAAGCAAAACTGCTGAACACACCAATGGGTAAGATTGCATCTTCTTTGATTGAAGAAGGTGTAAAACTCGGCGTTTCTTCTCGCGGCATTGGTTCTTTAAAAATGACCCGTGAAGGTGTCAATGTAGTCGGTGATGACTTCATGTTAGCAACTGCTGCTGATATTGTTGCTGATCCTTCTGCTCCTGATGCTTTTGTTGAAGGTATCATGGAAGGAAAAGAATGGGTCTGGGATGGTGGTATTCTTCGTGAGAAGTTTGCAGAGAAAACATACAAACAGATCAACACTCTTGTAGATCAAAAACAGTTAGATGAGTATAAGTTAGACTTATTCAATAACTTCTTATCTAATCTTTAATTTTATAAATAAATATAGTTTTAATACGGAAAAAACGGAGAGTTCAAATGTCTCGTGGTAAAAAATTACAAGAAATGGAAGTAAAGACACAGCAATCCCGCACCGCTGTTAATACTGGGGCAAAAGCCGCAGATCCTATGCCTAAAATGGCAGATCCAGGCACCCAGTTAGCTGGTGTTGAAGATCTTGGTGGTCCTACTCCAGAAAACTACAAACCCGATGATGATTCTGCTAAGCTCAAAGAACCAGGTGGAACCCTCAGACAGGTTAAGGACGTTGTAAACAAAGGTGCAAAAGCCGCAGATCCCATGAAGAAAATGAAGGAGGAAGAAGAACTTTCCATCGAAGACACCATCGAAGAGGAAGAAGTAACTACTGATGAAGTAGTTGCAGAAACTGAAGAGTATGACATCGAAGAAGACGTCAATGCTCTCCTCGGTGGTGAAGAACTTTCCGAAGACTTTAAAGAAAAGGCAAAGACTATCTTTGAAGCAGCAATCAATGCTAAGGTTGCTGGTATTAAAGAAGAACTGGAAGCACAGTATGCTGCTGCACTTTCAGAAGAAATCGAAGCAGCAAAAGAATCTCTCGCTGAGCGTGTTGATTCTTATCTTGAGTATGTTGCTGACGAGTGGTTCGAAGAGAACGCACTCGCAGTTGAAGCAGGTCTTAAGACCGAAATGACCGAATCATTCCTCTCTGGAATGAAGGGTCTTTTTGAAGAACATTATGTAACTATCCCTGAAGAAAAATATGATGTACTTGAAAGCATGGTAGAAAAACTTGATGAAATGGAAACAAAACTCAATGAGCAGATTGAGAAGAACATCTCCTTGAATGGTCGTCTCGCAGAGGCAACCGCAGATGGTATTCTCGATCAAGTATCCGAGGGTCTTGCACAGACTCAGAAGGAGAAGCTTGCATCACTTTCCGAAAGTGTAGAGTTTGAGAGTGAAGCACAATATCGTGAAAAACTGGAAACCCTCAAAGAGTCGTATTTCGTCTCTAAGAAAGAGAATTCCAACGCTAAGTCCGAAACCCTTTCTGAAGGTGTAGACCATTCTGGAACTGAGTCCTACTCGGATTCCATGGCTGCATATCTCAGAACTCTGGGATCCTTCGGCAAGCAAAACTGAATTTAACATTAAATCAAACGTAAACATTACCCTTTAAAAGCAAATGTTCCAATCCGAACAGTTGCAGGAAAAGTGGGCACCCCTTCTGAACGCTGAAGGATGCGACGAGATCAAAGATACTCATCGTAGAGCTGTCACCGCTGTCCTGCTCGAAAACCAAGAAAGATTTATGCGTGAGCAGTCTGCCTTCAACCAAGGCGGAATGCTGACCGAGCAACCAACCAACGCTGTTGGTTCTGACGGATACCAGAGTGGATCCGCAGCTGCAGGTCCTACTGCAGGTTTCGACCCCGTTCTGATCTCCCTGATCAGACGCTCCATGCCTAACCTGGTCGCATATGACCTCGCAGGCGTTCAACCAATGAGTGGTCCTACTGGACTCATCTTCGCAATGCGCTCCCGCTACACCAACCAGAGTGGTAGTGAGGCATTCTTCAACGAAGCAGATACAGCATTCTCTGGACAGGATGCAGGATTCGACGTAACCACCGGATTCTCTGACGCTACTGCAGGTCTGGGTACTACTTCACAGACTGGCACTAATCCTTCTGTCCTGAACCCTGTTGGTTCCGCATCATCCATAGCATATGATGTCGGTCAGGGTATGGGAACCCAGACTGCTGAGGCACTTGACGGTACTACCACGAATGCCTTCAACCAGATGGCATTCTCGATCGAGAAAGTCACTGTAACCGCTAAGTCCAGAGCACTCAAAGCTGAGTACTCCTTGGAACTGGCACAAGACCTCAAGGCAATCCACGGTCTTAACGCTGAAGCAGAACTTGCTAACATTCTCTCCACTGAGATCCTCGCGGAAATCAACAGAGAAGTCATCAGAACCATCTATAAGGTTGCTGAGCAAGGCGCTGCTACTAACGTTGCTACCGCTGGTGAGTTCGACCTCGACATCGACTCCAACGGACGCTGGAGTGTTGAGAAGTTCAAGGGTCTTCTGTTCCAAATCGAAAGAGACGCTAACGCAATTGCACAGCGCACTCGTAGAGGAAAGGGCAACATCATCATGTGCTCTGCAGACGTTGCTTCTGCACTGACCATGGCTGGTGTCCTCGACTACACCCCTGCACTCAAC